ACAACCGCACCTACGAAATCAAGCGAAGCGACATTGGCGATTCATTGGCCGACGCTTACCTCGAAATCAGCCACGCCACGGACCTGAACCTCCAGCAGAAGATCGACGACAACATCGACCGGCTGTTTGTAACAAGACGGCGGTACATGCGGATAAGTGATGAAGATCTGAAGAAGATGTGCGCTTGGGAATCGCTCGTCGATATCGGCATCTGTCAGAACCGTGAGCGCAACAAATACGCCATCAACTACGCGGTCGAACACCTCGACATGCAGACACTAATCCTCATTCCGCGCATCACATTGGGCGAGGAGTACGAGAAGCGGATTCCGAATTCTCGGCTCGTCCATTCCAAGATCGGCAAGAAGGACCGGCGCGCTTACATGGAAGAATTCAAGGCTGGTAACCTGCGAACCATGATCGCCACAAGCTTGGCCGACGAAGGATTGGATCTGCCTAACGTCGAACTGCTCATCATGGTCAGCGGAGGTCGGTCGTCGCAGAAGACCATCCAGCGAGCCAGTCGGGCATTGCGGAAAACAGAAACCAAGAACTGCGCGACAATCGTAGATTTCTCTGACAAGTTCCACCCCATCGGAGCATTCCACGCTAAGAAGCGCATGACCTGCTACCGTGAACTAGGTTGTATTTTCCAATGAGTGTATCCACGACAGCAAACGAAACATCCACGCCCACCGAGAACGTAGTCTATCTGATCGGCGAACTACGCGGCATCAGTCGGCAGACAGAAACCAAAACCGGCTCGCTCATGGTGCGCCGCGTTATATCCATCGCCCGTCACTGGACCGACAGCGAAGGGCGCTTCCACGAAGACTTCGATGAGTTCGAGCTGTCCTCATGGGGACAAGTTGCAGAGAAGATCATCGAGATTCAGAACGGCGCTCTGGTGCGCGTAAAAGGCCGTGTGAAGGTCGAGAAGTGGAGCGAGGGCGGAGACACGAAATCAGCGGTTCGAATCGCTGCCGAGCAGGTGACTATCCTTTGTTACTGAGCGAATGAAAAATATTACTTATGTCCCAGCAAACGGACACATACCTCAGGCTGTTGTTCTGGAAGTGGTTGAAGACCTGAAAACCGGAAAGACCTACCGGAAAATCGCTGACGATTACGCTGTCAGTCTTGGGTGGATATCAAAGGTTAAGCGCGGACAGATAAGGAAAACCCAATGAGAATCCTGAATTTAGGCGGTGGAGTCCAATCGACGACGCTTTACCTGATGGCGATGCGCGGTGAAATCGACCCGATTCAATGCGCCATCTTCGCTGATCTTGGTGAGGAGCCGAAGTCTGTCTATGCCCACATGGAATGGCTGAAGAGTCTAGGTGGGCCAACTATCCACGTTGTCTCGGCTGGGATTCTTGGAAATGACCTTATCCACGGAATCAACAGCAAAGGTCGTTCAACCGTCTTTTCTAAATCTGGCGACAGATTCGCAAGCATTCCCGCTTTCACTGCTATGAACGAGGGTGAACCGCTTGGGAAAACCCGTCGCCAATGCACCAGTGATTACAAGATTGTTCCAATCGAACGATTCATTCGTCGAGAGCTTCTTGGTCTAGCAAAGGGTCAGCGCATAAAAACCAAGCTGACTCAAATTTTTGGAATCAGCCTCGACGAAGCCGGACGAGCCACGCGCATCAAATCAAACTGTCCGCACTGGTCAGAACCAGAGTTTCCGCTTTGCGACAAGATGATGACTAGGGCCGACTGCGTGAAGTGGCTTGAAACTTTCGGAACACCTCACACGGTTCCAAGATCGGCTTGCGTGTTCTGCCCTTACAAGTCGAACCATGAGTGGTTGCTGCTGCGTGAAACAGACCCAGAAGGATGGGCGAGAGCGGTCGAAATAGACGACGCGCTTCGGGTTGAAGGAACCGTTTGCAATCGCGGAATGAAAGAGAAGCTATACATCCACAAGTCTTGCCGTCCCCTCAAGGAGGTTCATCTAACCGACAACGAGCGAGGACAGTCAGAATTCAACCTTGAATGCGAAGGTGGATGCGCTCTCTGACATCTACTATCCGAGAAAACGAGCGTTTACACTTTTCAAAATGAGCGTCGAACAAATTTATCAGTCTACAAATATGAACAAATCAAACCAAACAATCGTTGCGGTCGATCCGGGTGTGGGCGGCGGATTCGCGGTCAGCACCTCGGAAGGAATACTGCTTTTCCCAATGCCTGAGTCGCTGCCTGACACGGCGCAATTACTGGCAGGATTCAAAGTGGCCGACTCGCATCTGTGGGTCGAGAAAGTGCCAAAGTTCGTCAGCAAACTCACGTCGTCGGCCAGCATGGCGACGCTCCATGAGAACTACGGGATTGTGCAGGGGCTAGGCTACGCGCAAGGCTACGCACTTCACCGTGTCGAACCTAAAATCTGGCAAGAACCACTTGGACTTGGAGGACGTAAATCATGCGAAACCGGACCAGAATGGAAGCGAAAGCTAAAAAGCAAAGCTCAGGAACTGTATCCGAATCTGGACGTGACGCTCAAAAACTGCGACGCCCTTTTGATCCTCCACTACGCGATGGGCGGTGGCCGGTGATACACAAAGCCAATCGTCCGCCCTCGCCCGAGGAGCTAAAACAATTGCTCATCATGGCGTTCGGAATGGGGATGGTCGTCGCCAGCGCCTACTTCCTTCTCTTCGTCGTCAAATGAGCGAGAATATCAAACCCATGTCCGAAGAAACGGACGTGGAGACATTGCGAGCGGCCATCGCGGAATACCAATGGTTGGCCAGCGTACTTTTCAAATCTCTCGGGTGCGGATGCAACGGAACTCAAGACCTTTGCTGGAACTGCACCCAAGCCGAGCGACACTACAAACACACAATCGAGACATACAAATGATCAGCGCAAACAAAATGCCCATTATGCGGATAGCAGAAGCAGATGAATCACCCGAAAAGATTCACTTCGCTTACATCGACCAGAAGTACAAAGAGTGGCTGATCCGACGCGGATTCGTCAACGAACTTGGTCAGGAAATCGGGATGAGAAAAGCAGGCGGATGGCGCGGAAAGACGGTTAAAAAAGGTTAATTTATGGAAACTCAAATCACTAGAGAACAGTTATTGAAGGAAGCGCCAGCACTCATCGACCATGCGATTCTTCGAGGTTGGATGACTAAGCCCAAGCCAAAGGCGCAAATTGTTGACGGCGTTTGGCATGCGGCTGGTACAGGACATCTCGATAACGCCTCAGAAGATGAAATTCAAAAACTCAGGAAACAGTACGGTGCAGGTTGAAGTCATTTCCGACGACGTAGAGATACGAATCGGGGAAATGAAATGGGTGGGGATAGCCTATACCCGTGACGGAAAACCCAAGGTGTACGTTCGAACGAAAGCCGAATTCAAGGCCAAGTTCACCCCGGTCATTGAACAAGCACCCTAAACTCTACATCGCAGCACAAGAGCAGCTCTTTGCGAAGTTTCAGTCTCGCTCCATACCAATCCAACACTGGAGCAAGTACCTGATGACTCCCAAAGAGCTGTCTCTCCTTTTCGCAAAATTCGAAGAATCAAAGTCAGTTCTCCAGCAAATCGCCTCGAATGATCTGGGCGAAAGCGGGGACATAGCGCGTAAACAACTTGGAATCCAATGAATCAATCAAATATCGACCGTGCCAGAGCATGGCTTCGTAACACCCCCGGTGCCGTCAGCGGACAAGGCGGTCATAACGCAACCTTCGCAGTAGCTACCGCTCTGGTGCATGGATTCGAGCTGTCGCGAGGATCGGCTGAAGCATTGCTATCCGAGTACAGCGAGAAATGCTCTCCACCGTGGAATGCCTATGAATTGGCCCACAAGGTGAATCAGGCAATGACCGTGACGCACGACAAGCCGCGTGGCTGGCTCTTATCCGCTCAGTCAGGCATTGGTCAGGGCGGCAATCCAATCTCGCCTACCGGCAAGTTCGTCGTTCGCACGATCCAAGCGATGCCGGAACCTCCGTCGCCGTTTACGACAATCGACTTTTTAAAAGCCTGCTTCGAATCGGACGAAGTTGTCTGCATCTGCAACGACATTATTTTCGACGAAGAGGGTCGAGGTAGGCCAGCCTCCAAAGGTACGTTCCTTAAGCGCGACGAATGGATTAAGAACCACTTCACGCCGCCCATCAGCGCCATGTGGAACGGCAGCGATAGCAAGGGCGCATACGTCCGCATCAATCCATGCTTCGATGAGAGCGGATCGGATTCCGGCGTGGCGAACTTCCGCCATGTCTTGGTCGAGATGGACGAGAAGACGAAGGATGAGCAATGGACAGCGTTGAAGGAGTCGAAGCTCCCACTATCTGTCGTCATCGATTCCGGCGGCAAGAGTCTGCACGGCTGGGTGCGCGTTGAAGCGGCCAATAGAGAGGAGTGGAACGAGCGCCGCGATGTCGTCTATCGCTACCTCGAAAGCATCGGCATCGATCCGAAGAACAAGAACGCGAGCAGGTTCAGTCGTCTGGCCGGTGTAATGCGCGATGGCAAGGAGCAGAAACTCTTGGCCGTCAACGTGGGCGCGGTGAACTGGGAAGCGTTCAAGGACGACATGGACGCGCAGGACATGCCGATGGAGTTCTCGATAGATGCCATCATCGAGTACGACCCGCAGAATGATCCTGACAATTTGATCGGTGATAGGTGGGTTCGGCGCGGATCATCCCTTCTCTTTGTCGGTCAAAGCGGATGCGGCAAAAGCTCAATGGCCGCGTATCAGGGTCTGAAGTGGGCATCCGGCGAAGCTTGGTTTGGCGTAAAGCCCGTCCGTGCGCTAAAAGTAGCTTACATTCAGGCGGAAAACGACATCGCCGATCAGCATGATGCGCTCAAGGGCGCTGCTCAGATGACCTTCGGCAAGGAGAACTGGGAGCGAGGTCTTCGGAGTGCGAACATGTTATTCTTCCGCGAGACGGTGAGAACGGGTTCCGACTTCGCGACGATGCTGCGCCGACTCGTTCGCAAGACTAAGGTGGACGTGGTTTACATTGACCCTCTGCTCTCCTACATGGGTGGCAATCCATCGGATATCGAGGTCTGCGCGAACTTTACGCGACACTTGCTCCAGCCGATTATGATGGAGACAGGCGTAGTCCTGATTCTCGTCCATCACTTCCCGAAGCCCAAAGGTCGAGACGACAAGCCGGAGAGCGTGGCAGAGATGGCCTACTCAGGATTCGGATCGTCGGACCTAACGAACTGGGCCAGAGAGGTGATTGTGATGAAGGAAGTTGGTTTCAATCAACCTCGACAATTTATGCTGGGAATGGCGAAGCGAGCGGATCGTTCCGGCATGACGGACAAAGACGGAAAAGTCACCGGATCGATTATGATCCAGCGCGGTACGGGTGGCGACATCTCATGGAACTACGCAGACCCGCAGAAGTTCGTCGTCGATAAGGAGTCGGCCAAGAAGCCGTACGTCAAAGGACGCTATCCTAAGCGTTAGCTTTTTCGCGCAACGCTCGACGACGACCTTTCGCAGCAAGCGATTGGAACTTCGCCTTGCCGAGCTTCTTACGTCCAATGTAGGCCGCAAGAGCCGCAGGATCTTTGACGCCCTTCTTCTCAAGAGAGCCGATAAGCTTCTCGTAACGACCGCCACCACCAAGTTTCATCTTGTCCATAAAATGTAGAATGAGTTGTTGCTGACGAAATCACCAAGCGGCGCAGCTCCAAAATTTAGGCGTCGTCTTGTCCTTCGCCTCCGCGCAGTTATGCCGCGCACGGAAATTCTTACGACGCTCAGGATTCGACTTCTTGATCGTCATATCAGGATCGCCGAAGCGAACGATGACAACCTTGTTCGCCGGATTCTTAACGTACACCGCGCTCTTCTTCCGCTCACCCGGCGTGTAGAAGGGCTTGTTCAGCGTCACCTTCTTGCCCTGATAGGTATTACCTTTCTTGGAGAGGGAGGTTTTCATTTCTCAAGATCCTCTTTAATCATCTGATACCGATCTTGTTCCATTTTCAAAACTCTAGGCCAAAGACGCTCGAAACGATTCATCTGTGCTTGCGTGGCTTGGTCGATTGGTTTTGAAACAATGTTAAGGTATTCAGGAGTCTTCACAACACGACCAACAGCAGCAGCGGTAGCATCGCTAATCCCCTTTCCAAACTGCCGGTATGCAGCGTATCCACCAAGGCCAGTCAATGCGCCCATCGGACCAGCAGCCTGAAAACCAACGTAGCCACTTAAAGCTGGCAAAACTATTTCCCTAAAAACACTCGGTTTTCCAAGATCGGAAACCTGCTCCAACTGAGTGGCGATTTTCGTAATGCGAGAGATTCCATCGTCCCCAAACAATCCTTTGGTTATCCCAAAGTATTTGCCGGGAGCTTCGCTTGTTCCAACAAGATCTTTGATCTTTGCCGTGTTGATTTTGTTTCCGTCAACCGACTCCGCAATGATGCGTCCAACCAAAAGGTTTTGAGCATCGCCGATCAGGTCAGGTCTTGATTGGCCAACAGCCTTCAGAAACTGCTTGCTACGGTAGTTGAGAGATTCCCCCTCCTTGGCAACCAAGAAATCAATCAGGCTAGAAGGCTCAAAACTTTCAAGCTGACCTCCCGGTTCCAATGCTTTTTTAACTGCTGCGTTGAACCTTCCACGCGCATTGCTGGTTGTTACAACCGCCTCTTCAAGAGCTTTGTACAGCGGTTTTCCGCTTTGCGTCTCAATGTTCCTGATAACGTCGTCTAACTTGATCGTATCAAGAACGTCAAAGTTTTTATCGCGAGCATCTCGAACTCTGGCCTCAATGGCCGCAAGAGAGTCGATGATCCGCTGTTCCCTTGAAGTTATGTTCTCAGCCTTAAGTTTGGCGTTTGTTTCCGCAATCTGACCTTCCTGTTTGATTGCAGCGTCGAGTCTTACCTGCGCTCCAGAAATGTTGTTGGAAACATCTGTTTTCAAAGCGTCGATTTTACCTTTCAGTTCGTTTGCTTGTTTTTCAAGAACTGCCTTTTGGTTGACCAATGAACTATACTTTGAGGCAACATCAGTTATTTCGGAAATGTCTGGAAACAATTCGTCAATAACCTCTTTCTGAAGACCAGTCGCCTTTCCACTGTTTCCAGCGGTAATCGCCTTCAGAAAATCATTTGGATTTTCACCGCGTGACTGAATGAAAACAAACTGCCTCAAATCCGGCTTTATCTCGTCGTATCGAGTTCCAAGGAGGTTTTTTAGAAGCCTCAGATTTTGAGGTCCAGTTGCGCCAGCAATGGTTCCAACGATTCCCGGCATCCCACCTTTTTCTCCAGCTTCTCTCAGAATCTTGTCTGCAAAAAATCCTTTAAACCTTGAAATTCCAGTACTGTAGAATTTGTTTTCAGCCTCAAGAAGCTTTTTTAGGGGTAGGTTGCTTGCCAATGCTTGATCAAGCTGTCCGTTAATTTTTTCCAATCGCTCAAAAACCGAATAATCAGCTTTTTGAACCTGCTTGTTAAAATCAATTTCTTTAAGAATTCTGCTTCGCTCTACTCTAAGTTGATTAGCGGTTTTTACTACTTCAACTTCTTTGCCGTCAGCGTCAATTTCTTTTAAGGTTATTTTTACTTCATCAAGTTGCGGTTTGATATCAGAGTAACCTTCTTCACTTTCCTTCTTAAAAACCTCAAGTTCCTCTTTGCCAATCTGTTGCGCCTTAAGTCCAAGCGAGTCTCGCGTGATTCCGCCAGTAGGGCCATATCCAGCAGCACGACCAGCCTCAATGCTGGAAATCTGTTGGTTTAAATCAGCGACTTGAGTGTCGATTTTCTGCCTCTCAACAGACTCTACAGGCAGTGACTCGCGCCGCTTTTTAAGCTGATCGATTTCATCTCGAAGTCCTTGAGACTCGACACTTGCACGACCTTCTAATGATCGAACGACATCCGTCAAACGCGCATCACGCGAAGCATTTCGAACATCTATCAAGTTTGTGATTCGATTCCGAAGAGCCTCAGACTCTCCAACAAAAGAGTCGATTGCATCGTTGGCAACCTTATTGGCCTGCTCGTCTGGAACCGCTATCGACTTTTGGAGTTCTGTTCTGATTGCGTCAGAAAGATCTTGCCCAGTCAAACCGGACGAACCGGAATTGTTCATCGACTGGCTGACAACATTTCTGATCTGTTCCTGAAATTGCTGAGGATTCAGTCCTGAATTTGGAGAATAAAGAGCGCGAGCAAGATCGCCGGAAAATCGATCAAACATTCCAGATGAACCTTGTTCAACCATTTGCTTTCTGATGTCTTCTGCTCGATCCTTGATAAATTGCTGCGTAAACGGGAGTTGCAATTCAGCGGCCAAAGCTCTCGGATTAAAATTAAATCCGCTTCTCCAAGCTCCCACATCAAATCCGCTTCTTGCCAAAGCACCTCCACCCCTTGCAAGCCCACTTAGAGTTGGACTCAGAAATCCACCAAGCCCAGTTCTAAAAAGAACATCAGACAAATCAGCGGAGTCTTGGTCTAAAGTTTCAATGCCAGCTTGAAGACCAGACGTTAAAGCTCCGCTTCCAGCTTCTTTTGCAAACTGTGTGAATTTTCTGGCCTGTTGAGCCACTGGAACACCGGGAATTGCCTGAGCAAACATTTCCCCTGCGCGATAAGGTTCTGGGGATACAGTTTGCCCCAACCCTGACGCCGCAAGGTTAACTCCGGCTTCAGTCGCCAATCCAGTAGCAATACCCATTCCGGCAATAAACGGAGCAGAAATAAGAGATGCTGAAATAGGAAGTCCGGTTGCAAATCCACGCCGCATTCCGCGAGACTCAGCTTGTGCCAGCGGAGTAAGCTGTCCAGACGGGGCAATTCGACCGCCCAAATATTCTGGAGGCGCAATTTGACCTGAAGGCTCAGGTAATCGCCCCATCTCACCAACAAACTTCTCCAATCCTCCAACCTCTGCGGATCGTTTTACTGCTTCGCTCATGTCTGGAGGCAACGCGCCAACCAATCCTTGCTCCTCACGCCGACGCATTTCGGCAATCGTGGCTGGACCTTGCGACTGAGGTTGAACCGAGATTCCTTGCGCAGACTCAAAATCAGCAATCGATTTGAAATCCGATTCAGTGGGTGGATTCGGATTCGACCAGTTGTATTCCTTGCCGGAAGGAGATTTAATTGTTCCCATGATTATTTAGGGGAAGACGGTATGTAAATGAATCCTGAAGC